GGGGTCCCCTAGGGGACCCCCGCGCTTGCGCAAACACTCACACACGTTAGTGTGTCCATTCCATAGGAGTCAAAGATGACGGTGTCCCGATTTCGGAGAGACAATGGCAGGTTTCGTGGTTACGAAATCTGGTTGCGCCTCCCGAATACTTGGATGTTTACCAATGATTGGGACATTTCGATTTTGGACACAGGCGTGAAGACGTCTTTGGGACATCCGTTCCATAGACTTCAGAGGACTGCCCGAACAGCGAATGTTGGTGGATCTTTTTCCGTTCAACGTTCGTACGTTTCCAGTGGTATTCACCATATGGATTGCGTAGTTTGGACTAGTCCAACGAATGTCTTCCGCTGGAATAGTAATTACGTTGCGCACATTGATTGCGCTGTGCCGAGTTCACCTTCTTATGTGAATCCGTCTACAGACGCAGTGCTCAACGCAAGGGGAACTACAGGTATTGCCCGTAGTACACCAACTAATCCTCTGTCCAATATGGGTCAGTTTCTTGTCGAACTCCGTGAACCTCCTAGGATTCCGGGGAGCAATTTCGCGCCCCGCCGTCGTCCTAGGCCAGCTCGTCCCTATAATAGGAATGATCCTGGTACCTGGCGAACTCGAGCCCAAGGGTTTCGAGATCTCGCCCGTGGCGGTTCAGATGAATTTCTGAACGCTACGTTTGGTTGGTTACCTTTCGTTCAAGACCTTCGCGACTTTTTCAAAGTCACGACTCATCTTAACGAACTTGCACGCCAATTCCACAATGATAGTGGAAGAAACGTGAGGAGACGATATAGCTTTCCCACATCATCTGTTGTGAGCGGAGGGTTATTACCCACGGTGGCGCCGTATCCGTCGCCATCACTCGCTCCCAACATAGGGCACAATGGTAAGTGTTATTTGCAAACGACAACCACAACTAATCAGTGGTTTTCGGGTGCATACACCTACTATCTTCCACCCCTCGAGAACAATCTGCTCTCTTGGTTAGGTCATTACGAGGCTTATGCTCATCATTTGTATGGCATTCGCCTTGATCCTGATCTTTTGTGGAATATTGCGCCCTGGACCTGGGCCGCCGACTGGTTTGCCAATACTGGCGATATCGTCCAGAATTGGTCTGCCTTTACTCACGACGGCCTAGTGTTGCGGTACGGATATATTATGGAACATATAAAGGTCGAGTCTGTTTACAGTCTCGTCGGATATATGTTTGGAAATGGTAGGGCAGGAGACTGCTCCACCACCATAATACGCGAATCTAAAGTTCGTCGTACCGCTACACCCTATGGTTTTGGGTTAAACCCTGGGTCTTTTACGACCCGCCAGAACGCCACCATTGCGGCCCTCGGAATCAACCGAGGAGCAAGGTGGCTCTGATCTGGGCTAAATCACTTTTGAAAAGAGGCAACTATGGCATTCGCCGATCCACAGTCTATTACAATCAACGCTGTTGCGTTGAGTCTCGCCCGGGTGGCGCAAGATCCGCAAGGATCTTTCGTCACTTCCGATGCCCTCGTTTCCGAGACGATCGGACAATCGAAAACGACCGCTGGTCGTAATCGACGTCTGATCCGCCTTGATCATTCGAAGGTCGCGGCAAACCCGTTCGACTCTTCATTGAACGCCAAGTATAATATGGCGGTCTATGTTGTTGTCGATGTGCCCGATGTCGGTTATACCGTCACCGAGCAAAAGCAAGTGACAGATGGCTTTATGGCCTATCTGACTGCTTCTTCGGGCGCCAGGATGCTTCAACTTCTTGGCGGGGAGAAATAATTGACTGTATGATTTATCGGCTGCCGTAGACTAGGAATACTTAACCCCCTTTACAGGAGGCGCGTATGAATAGCCTACTGCCTCTCTACCAGCAATTACTTGCTGATGCAAGTGATTGGTGTTGCGCTAGCACCACTCGTGATTTTGAAACAATCACGAGGCGTGTCGAACACGAAGGGATTTCGTTTCTTACGATTTCTCTTCCTTCCTTCTGTACAGACTTCGAGAGAAGCTTGGCAGATGGAGTCGTTTCTCCAGCATGTTTTGTTGGTTTTTCAAAACATGGTGCTCTCCCCCGATTTCTCGGAGGTTTGCTCGAGAGAGTGTTCGACCGATCTAGTGGTAGCTTACTTTCCGTACCTGACATTCAGGCTATCTTTTATATAAGACAAGTGTGCTTATATAGTAAGAAAATCCGTCTTCCCTGCTCTAGCGATAGAGTGAAGAAGGCGTTTGTCAAGTACGTTGAGTGTGAGCAAGAAGTGAGAGATTGTGCAAAACTCCTAAGTGAAGAGGATTTATTCCGCTTTTCCGAGGTGTCTGCCATTCTCTTCGGTTCCGTCTTGTCTGGCTCCAACCTTCGGGTTGAAGCTTTCCAACACGTTCCGAGACATGGTCCAGGAAAAACCGCTGATAATGTTAGCGGGAACCGCAAGTTTCAATTGCAGTTTTGGACCAGAAGGTTAGAAGAGAACTTCTTTCCTTCCGCTGACTTCCTTATCCCCAATTATGGATTTAAGGATGAGCTCAGTAGTGTTCACTTCTTTGAACCCGGGTCCGAACCTCCTGTAAAGGTGGTTCAAGTCCCTAAAACGCTAAAGACACCACGTATCATAGCCATGGAGCCTGCACATATGCAATATGCGCAGCAATCTCTTATGGAACTTCTCGTGGTTCGCCTCGAGAGGTCACGTCGCTTGAATGGTATGATCGGTTTTACCAATCAAATACCAAACCAGTGTCTAGCCCAACAAGGATCAAGTACTGGCGAATTCGCCACTCTTGATCTTAGTGAAGCTAGTGATCGTGTCTCTTTACGCCTTGTTTGTCGACTCTTGAAGAATTACCCCTCTCTTATGAGAGCCGTGATGTCCTGTAGGAGTCAACGAGCAGACGTACCTGGTTTCGGGACTTTGTCCCTTGCCAAGTTTGCGTCTATGGGTTCAGCTCTCTGTTTCCCGATAGAAGCAATGGTCTTCTTGACCATTATATTCATAGGGATTCAGAATCAGCTTAAGCACCGCTTGACGCCTAATGATATTAAGAAATATCATGGGCGTGTGCGCGTCTATGGGGACGATATAATCGTACCTGTAGACATGGTGCAGTCTGTGGTCGAGAGCCTTGAGTCCTTCGGACTCAAAGTGAACGCCGCTAAGTCTTTCTGGACTGGGAAGTTCAGAGAGTCATGCGGTGGTGAGTACTATGATGGGGTTCCGGTTAAACCGGTTCGCCTCACCATGATGCCACCAACCAACAGACGGCAAGCTGGAGAGTTTAGCGCGTTTGTGGCACAGAGGAACCAGCTCTATGAGCAGGGCCTTTGGAAACTTACACGCTACATAGACAACCATCTCGGGAGACTAGCCCCCTTCCCGGTTGTCGGTAGAGACTCTCAAGGTCTTGGTAGACATTCATTTCTTAACCGAGTTTCGGAAGAGAAATGGTGTTCAAACCTACAACATTGGCTTGCGAAGGCCGCTGTTGTTGTGTCCAAGATTCCAAAGTCACCACTTGATGACTATGGTGCTTTGATGAAGCATTTTCTGAAACGTGGGAGTGATCCCTATTTCAGTGATGATCATCTCAGCTTTGCTGGACGTCCTAGGTCCGTCGACACAAGACTTAGGTGGGTGCCGACCCGTTAAGGTCAGTACGGCGGTATATCCGCCACAGGGAGGAGTGTGTACTCCTCTTGGAGAACACATTTCCTAGGGGGTGCACTTGGCAGTGCACCTCCCTGCC